CCTGGGACCTCTTTAGGGCCCTAGCTAGTTACAGCTAGGGAAATATAACGCAGAAGCGTTATATCCCGATTCGATAATGGAGGGTCCCAGACATTAGAACGTCTAGGAACTACCATTACCTGTGGCTTCGTATCGCGTACCATAATGGCACGTGAGTCGCTACCACAACACATGGACTGAAGCCAACCTGTACAAGTACCACCCAAGCGCATATAGCGTTTGTAGGTCAATACACGTTGGCGACCCACTAGAGCCTTATAGTTATACCATCTAATTTGATTAGATGTGTAATAACTCGGCGCTAAGAAGCCTTTCAATCCAGAGTTGTCATTCTCCCAATAGGGAATGTAGCATAAGTCCTCTTTAGGTATCAGCTCAAAAATCAATTTGAGACAGGCTACCAAAGGGATCTCATGCTTCAGACTCCATGCTAAGAGAATGTTGTAAGCGACGAAGCAGTCTTGAGTTGTTTCGAGGCGTTTAATGTAAACACCTCTAACATCTTGTCCTAGGTAGTAATCACCACCGCAGGACTCTCTGAAGAAACCTTCTGAGAAAGACTTGTCCGAATTGACTGTAAAACCGCATGAACTTAATGATTCACACGTATGAGCAAAGTGCTTAGTCTGAACGATGATATCATCACCGAAAACAGACCAGCCCTTACCCGCACGTGCTTGATCGTTAGTAAATGAGGCTATAGCAGCAAACACGATAGTCTGCAAAGGAAACGTAAAACCGTTACCCATTGTAGACATCATCTGTAACTCCACTACTTCCTCCCCGATTTTCGTCGAGGGGGATCTAAGTTGGAGCAATAGCTCAAACAGAATTGGAGGCATTATCTGCCTACAAAACTCCAGAGATATTGTGTCACTAGCGGATTTGAGATCAATTGTGGAGAAAGCTCCATTGATTGATCCGATCTTTGCAAAATTGCGATTAATGTCAGGTTGCCGTGATAGATCTATATTAAAATAGCTCTTCAAGAAACCTTCCATTACGCGACCTGCAGCTAGCTGAGCTTCCATATTTAAAAGGGGCTCAGTACAGATGAGGCGAGATGCCTTATCGTCTTTAGGGACACACGATGTTTTACTGCCTGTTACGCGTTTACACCCGAACTGATCCTGCCGGTAATCTTCGGCAAAGAAGGATGAGGGTGATTCTAAACGCGCCATCTTACATAGCGCTAGAACATAGCTTGAGGTGAATGTGTAAGTACTTAGATACTCCTTCCCAGCGTGGGAAGTGTGCCTAGTACCTACCGACCCACCTGGGCCATGTCTTAGATTCTCAATTAAAGCATGATCGTCAAACCGGAATGATGTTGAATCTTTCCAGGTAAGATCGTAGAATACTTTAATGAGATGCTGCTTAAGACGGGGCTCGATACTTAACTCGGTGGATAAACACGCTGAGTTACATACGAGGAACTTCTCTATTGCCACACGATCTAATAGACTAAGAAGTCTAGGATCGGTTGGAGTAAGCTTCTTAACAATAGTCCTAGGAAGGACTGTTGAAACGAAGTTTGTAGAGAATCCTCGAGTATCGAACTGGGCAGCACTGACGAGAGCACTAGGATGTAAGTCCATAGCACGCGACTCCTTCGACCTGTAAGGTCTGGACAGTGTTCAGGGAAGATCATGGCTTAAAGCAAGCCAGAGATCATGGTTTCAGTAATGGCAGAACTATTGGTCGATAAAGCACCAATAAGACATGACATTGCTGCACGTATGTTAGCTGCATCCATCACGTCAGTGCCAGCTGGCACCTCGAGAGACAATGTAGCAACAAACAAACCATCCTGAATACCGCCTCCGGCAACACTAGTAGTGACACCAACGCCTTTGCGGGCGATGATAGTATACTTGTTCTTGCCGTTAGCGATACGTCCATATCCATCAGATGTAGTCCGAAGCAATTTTATTTGCTTAGGACGGAACATCGTCAGGGTAAAGGGCGCACTAGGACTATGACTAGTGACGTAGACCTGAGTACCACCTACTGCTGTGACAGCGTACTGCTTACCAGAAGAATCTGGGGCAGTATCCGCAGTCAGAGTGTAGGTAGGTGAAGTCAAGCCTACTTGAGCAGAACCCGTAACTGGGCTCGTTAGTGTAAAGGACATAAATGCTCCAATGGAGATTAGGTTTTGAGTTTAAGCAGGGCCAAGAGATTAATTTCCTTGGATAGAGAGAGAGGGTGAAATGTTACGCTGGGAACAGCGATAACAATTTCAGCATCCTTTCTTTCGAAATAATCCCGCCTAAAACCATCACCACCTGAGACATACTTAGTGAGCAGTGGATCTGTCGATAAAGACCGATCCCGTAAAGTCGTAGCTCTTCCAGTGAAGGAAGACTTACGGGTCTTTACTAAATACACCTTGTTGACCTGTGATAAAATAAGATTTGCCTGTACGGCATCTCCGACGTTAACAAAGTAATCAATAAGGAATGACCATGGGAATAATTCCCATGCCGCAGGAGCAAGCTCTCCCCAGTTTATCCCGAATAAATCGAGATTCATTGAGAGAGAGCTAGTCTTTTTCCTTTCAAAAAGGCCAAGATAACGAGAGGAGGCATAACCTTCCACCTCATGCTGTACGATTGAGTTCGAATGACCCCAACCGTGACCTGCATGAAGAGTGATAAGGTGAAAATCCTCTCTCTCTGTTGCCCTGGCTCTAAAATATAGAGGATCAGAATGAAGAGCATTAATAGTCTTCATGAGAGATTCTATATCGTTAATGAAAGGTTTCCAGCCGAATGAATATTCTAACCAAGTTTCAGAAAGATGATTCGCAACGTCGTTGCGTTTCAACTTCTTAGCACGGTTAAAGAAATCATCGAGGCCGGAGCGGAGGCCTTTAACAGGATGACGCAACATTTCAATCGTTTCTTTCAGCTCACCTAAAAAGGTGGGTGTCGAGAATGCGGTGATTTTGTCGCGCATCGAGTTAATGGCTTTAACATATGCAATGTCATCTAACCGTGTGTAATTAACGTACGCTGACGGGTCAGAGCTAGGGAGATTCCCAAAATAAGTAGCCGTAGTTTCAGAATGAAACGTGGGATACGTATAGTGAGATTCACCAGCCTTGAATTCGTCCAGCGGCGTAAGTACAGAGCGGGTATAGGGGTTCGTTGCATTAGTATTTGCTGCTATCAATTGCTTATAGTTGGGCCGAGATGACTTAGAACGTATATCTGACCTAAGAGAGGACGCTGTATTATATGACAGAGAAGACTCATAGGTTAGGTTATTCGTAAGGTTATCATAGGTCCGATAATAAGCAGTTGGCATAAGGATGTCCAGATAAAGACAAGGGGTCTTAACCCAAACAGGCGCAGGATG